GAAGAGAAAGACGGAATATCTAAAGCTGTTAAGCTTATTGCCGCTATAACAGGTTTGTTGGTAGCTATAGGCACACTTGTAGGTGCTATTACTGTTACTTTAGGGAAGGATGATCCTAGTCCTTATCAGGGCGGTATGACCATAGTTCTAAATTCACCAGAAGCCTATGCCGAATTCCTTGAAAACCATCCTGGGTAATGAAAGTTTGGATTGATCAAGATCTCTGTACAGGAGACGGACTCTGCGAAGAGATAGCACCTTCAGTTTTCTTCGGTCATGAAGATGGTCTTTTCTACGTTAAAGAAGATGGTTCTGAAACACCAAAACAGCCAACTCATAAGATGAGTGAGACTGTTGATGTTAAACCTGAAAATGTTGAAGCGGTAATCGAAGCGGCTGAAGAATGCCCTGGTGAATGTATTTTTATAGAAGTTTAGTACGGACCCCAAAAAGATTCTGACCCTAAGTAATCCCAAAACTTTTTAATGCATCTTATTAATATCATTATTAGCTTTATCTCTACTGTGGTACCCACAGAAGCAGTGACTTCCTCCAATACATTTTCGGCGTGATCGGCCCATCTTACCTGTCCTGTGTAGACGGTGTGCTTTAATGCGACCCATTAATCAGGAAATATTTCAAGGTCATCCATACCGTAGAATTCGGCGGCTAACGCTTGGTGTCTATAGTGTGGCAACATCGTTTCTTCTCCGAAAGGAGTCTCATGAAAGACATCTATTCTTTGTGGTCCACATGTACATGATCCATCAGGGGTTACTTCGTGGATAAATTCTGGTTCTGTAGGGACATAATGAAAAGAGGTAGGGTGACTGGTTGAGCCTTCTTGTGTGGTCCATACAGCCCAGAGTTCGCTTCCTGCTACTAATCCCATGTATAAAATCTACACCATGTTGGGTGCTTTTAGGAAAAGCTCCGTGACTTGTTCTTGTAAATCTGTTATTGACCCATTGTTGTCAAGTATATGATCCCAGTTTTCGTAGTCTTCTAGTTCTTCTTCTCCTGCATGAGATAATCGTTGACTTACACCACGATCTATTCTGCACACTACCCCTCCTAAAGAGCGAATAGCGTCAGCTTCATTTCTGTATCTAACATCTGTTATGACTACGTCTATGCCTTCTTCATCTAAACGGTCAGCTTCATGCATGACAACTCTGCACCAGACAGTGGGATCTATTTTATCTCTAACAGCATGACCTAGTTTTTGTAACAAAGATCTTACTTCAGCGTTTTGTTTAGCCATCTCCCACCCCATCTGGTCAACCATGTGTTTGAGTGTGAAATAGTAACTTTGAGAAACAGGATCGACCACAGGGTCTAGATCATAAAGAACGTCCCTGACCTTATCTGCGAATGCAAGGCGTTGCCAGCCCCAATCTTGGAGCCAGTTGCCTGCTGTGTCTTTACCAACTTGAGCCCTATGGCCGAATCCTACAATCATTAGTTGAACTGCCTTTTTGCTTCTGTTTCTTCTCTGTGTTTTTTATATTCACTTATTGTCATAGTGTCATGATCTAAAGGTCTAGTTTTTTTAACTAGCTTTCGTTTAGCTTTTTCCTCTTCATGTTTTTTAGCTTTTCTCATAACTTCATATTTAACTTTTGCTGCCGTGCAAATATCACACCTACACCCTTTTGTGTATGCTGATAATGCAGACAGTCCTTTATCGTGACAGATTGTTGTCCCCAATGTACACCTCTCATACTTCCAACATTTCTAATCTTGTTTGACACTCAGATGTCAACCATTGCTGTTTAACTAATGCCTGTACAGCAAACTCTGGTATATCTGCTTCTTCTTTAAGCCGAGTGAAATTCGTTATATCGATAATCCACTTGCCTTTACCGTTCCTGTTCCTCCTAGTTCTTTCTGCCGCTATCAGCTCCCAGATAGGAGCTAAGTATATCCTTGGGAGTTCGCTTCCAACATTATCTCTTAACAAAAAGAAGACATAAGGAAACTTGGAGCAAGCTCTACGTATTGTTAATTCGTCTATGACGAACAGATTTCTTTCTTCTACTCCATCTAATAAATGCCATCTCTGTGTGTAGTGTTGGTTCTTTTCTTTGACTTCCACATAATATCCAGGGACCCAAATGTCCAGATCATCTGTGGCATCAAATCTAGTTATCACTGGGATACCTATAGCCTCCGCAACGTGCTCTTCATAGCTCCTAGCGTTATGAAAGTCATGGACTTTCTGTTCTCTAGTTCTTTTGTATGGCTCAGTCACCGCTATCTTCTCCTTCAGAAAAAATATCTGGCTTATCCACCCAACATTCCAATAATTCATAAAGGAAATCTTGATCCACTATTGCAATAGTCCCTGGTGAAGACGACTTTCGTCTATCACCATCTGCCACCACTATTGCCCATCTGTGGTCCTCTGCTACTTCCTGAATCTTCCGTACCCATCCTCTTATATCCCAAGCTTTGCGATGTTTCGCTTCGATAGGGAAAGGTGTGCCGTGAAAATCGTTAGATTTATTCCCAGCTTTAGCACGGTCAGCTTCAGGCCATATAAGTTTTAAGTCTTCGAGAACTTCGTTCTCAAAAGCTGTGCCTTTAGAGCGAGAAGGATTAGCCATCATTCCCATTCTAGTACAGGAGGTATCCAACCTTCTGCCAATGCTTCTGCTAATCGTCCCCCTGGTAAGAAAAGACCCTCTACATGAAGGTCTTCTCCTAGATATTCAGTTATTTTTTCTGCCGCTTTTCTACCTGCTGGATCGTCATCTAACAGCAAGAAGGTCATTTGATAGTTCCATCCATTAAACCAACTAGCTTTAACACACCCTGCACCTGCTGGCAGACCATACACAGTGTGTCTATCATCATCTTTTAATGCTTTAGATAAACACCATGTGTCTGATTCTCCTTCACATATCCAAGCCATAGTTGCTTGTGGTCTGTTTAAGACAGAGTAAAGTTCTGATGTGAATCTGCTCCCTTTAACACTCATTTTGCTATCAGCTCCTATCAAACTTCTTGTTTTTATACCTACTACTTTTTTGTTGTACCAAAATGGAACCCACATTGAGTATTGAGTTATCTTTACCCCATATTCTTCTACATCTTCCAGTGTCAGGTATGGCCATTTATCTTTAATTTTATCTTCAGCTCTTTTTTTAGCTTCTGAATCTCCTTCTGGTTCAGCAATGAACCTGTCTGTAAGGTCTGGTAAGGGCTTCTCAGCTACGATTTGTTTCCTAGGCCCATCCATCCCTTCTGCTTGACAGATGAATGTCAACGCTTTCCAGAAGTTGCAACCAAAATACTTTTGAACGAAAGTTATTTGGTCACCACCTTCACCTGAACTGAAGTCATACCAGTCGTATTCGTAGATATGTAAGCTAGGTACTGTTTCTTCTGGATTGTTAATGGAAGCAATTTTGTGACCACTATTAGGTCGATCTAAGCCTAAAAGATCTAGAATGGTTTCCATTCTTACCTCTCCAGCTATTTCTTTCATCTCTTCCACATCTTGCATTAGAACTCCATCTGTCCTGCTGGCAACTGATCGAACCAAGGGACTATAGAACCAGTTTCTATATCAAAGTAGTGTCTAACACCGTCTGGGTATATACCTCCTGAAGATCTTGTTTTCAGAAATTGTAAACGGAAATCTGTTTCCATTGACTCTCTCATGTCAACACTTAATGCAGGATTTAGACATGGTCTGAATGCTCCTCCGACATAGTCAGCGGACATTTCTCCACCGAATCTTGCATCTGTCATAGTTAAAGGTTGATGGCCTTGGTTACCGTCACCTCTTTTAACTTGATGCAAAACAACTAAAGCTATGTCCTCCTTACGTGCGAAATCCTTTAATGACCACCCCAGCTTGTCTACATTCTCTACTTGTGTCATCCCTGGTGACCTAACAAGTTCCATATAATCAACGACAGCTAGTCTTGGTGGTTGACCGAACTGTCCTGCATACTCCTCTAAAGCATCACTCATTGCTCTTACAGACATCCCTGGTTCATCTTCTATAGCTAATAAGGGGTATCTTTCTTGAGCTACTTGCACACCTTCTGCTTCTCCTGTCTCTGAAAGTGACATTTCTATGTCAATAGTCGCTGTGTTGCTAGCTATACCAGCGAGTCTTTGTAATATGTATCTGCCATGCATCTCTAAAGAGAAGAAAATCATGGGTGTTGTCTTCTCTTGGTTGGCTATTACATTTAGTGCGAACCATGTTTTACCCACACTGGTTCTTGCTAGGAATAAAAACACCTCACCTGGTGCTATTCCTCCATTGGTACGGTCATCGAAAAGTGGAAAGCCAGTGGGTACTCTGGTTAGCCCAGAAGTAGCCCACCGACTTAACTCTTCTCCGACTTCCTCTAGTCGGCGTACTGGCATAGTTTCTAATTACCAGCTTTGAATCCAGCAGGGATATCCATTCCAAGTTGAGCAAAAACCCAGTCTGGTGCTCTTGTCTTGAATTTGTCTGACGTAAGCCAGAGCCCGATATTGAATTGTCCTCCACCATCTTTAATGTTCTTATGACGGAAGTCTGGACCAGCAGGATTCTTTTTGTCTGTTGTGTTATTAAACCAGTTGTCTGGGTTACTAACTAACGCATCCTGCCATTTAGCTTCCTCGCTAGAGTCAGCACTTATAGGACCAGTTTGAACCTGTGGGGTTGGCGCTGGTGTAGGTGTGGCAACTACTGGTGTAGTGCCTTGGAATGTTGCCTGAACTACTGCTGTGCCGCATCGATCTAACAGATCATTATGGACAGCTTCTATAGTTGACAAATACTTGTCAATATCTCCGCTACTTGAGCAGATATCTCCTGCTACTTTTGCAGAAACTTGAGCAAGTATGGAAGCATCTCTCGCATCCAATTTCTCACGCTCCTTCTGAGTCGTTGCCTTCTAATGCTTCTCCGAAAGGACAGTGATACCAATAATCACAGAACCTTTCAGTGCATAAGAAGGATGTTGTATTAGGCATGAAGGCATCCCCTTCAAGCACCAAAGCAGTTGCCTTGGCTTTTTGTTTAACAGCTTCTATCTGCGCCTTTGTTCGAGGTGCATCTATCCGCTGAAAATCACCTTGCCAAGATGCAATGTCATAAACAAATGTGACATTCTCATCTTCCAAGAGTTCTTGTAAAGCGCCTATGTAATACCCTGGTTGTGGAGTCTTACGATGAGTCTCCTTACCTTTAGGCCATTTCTTTTTAGCGCTTTTATGATCTACTATTCTGTACCATCCGTCTGGTCCTCTCAAAACAAGATCGACTGTTCCTTTTCTAACAGTCATGTTCTGAGCAAATTCAACAGAGCCATTGTCTTGGTACTCCAATGGTAAAAGAAAAGATTCTTCCACCATTATTACTTCATATTCTTCAGGCCACATTCTGCCCTGCTCATAGTATTGAGCTATCAGGTCACTAATCATCGCAGAGGCTTCTTTGTAGTCTAGATCTATCCTGTCGAGTCTTGATGTTTGTTCTTGGAATGTCCAAGAGAACATTTCTGGGTCTGAGATAGCTACTTCATGTCTGAAGGCTTCCAATGCGACACTGATACTGTCTTTGACTTCTAGAAAGTTTCCGTTTCTTCTCTCTAGATAATATTCTGCTAGTCCTGCATGATAAGCAGTACCCATTGCACGATTCACATCAGATGTGTATATGCGATCTGGTTGTTTCGAGTAATGCAACCTTAAGGTGCATATCTCTGCTGTGTTGATATCGGATTGGTGCAGAGTCCTTGGGGAATAGGGAGCCAGTCCCCAAGGATCTGCTACTTCTGATGGTGCTGATGGTCCTACGCTCATGCTCTTATTCTTCTCCCTGATGTTCTGGCTTGCGCCACTACAAAATATATTTGATGCTCTGCTAGGTTTAGCTCTTCTGATATTTCAGATGCTTTATCACCTTTGTCGAATCGTCTGATGATTTCTCTTTTCTGTTGTTTAGTTGGTGGTATAGCATTCTTACGGTTGGGTGTGACACCATGAATATCAAAGACGTAATAAACCCATCCTCTTGTTTTTTCTAGCTCCTCAGCTATCTGAACAGGTGTATCACCACAGAGGTGCATTTGAATAGCAGTGCGTTCTTCTATGCTCCAACGTGATCCATGTATCACCTGATAGCAGGTGTCAGATGCCACTGACAGAAGAGAAGATATCTCATGTGTAGGGAATCCGTAGGCAAACAATGTCCTAACAGCTTCCATAAGTTCATTACCGTAGTAATCATTTTCTAACGAAGCATGTACCTTCTTGCGTACATGCTGAGGGTTTATACCTGCTTCTAATAAAGGCAAAACAGGTTCTACATCGTATAAATCACTGTCATTTAGGCAGAAATCTTTGAGTAGAGTAACAATCCAATCTGGGTCAGGAGATTGAATCGCAGAATTTATAGTTTCCATTTATCCTCCTGGAACTAGTAAGAACGCCTTAGCGTTCTTCCTGGTGACTGGTCAGTGACAGTTGAGTATAACAGTCTTTTTTTAAAAGTGGTGGATACTAGAACAAACTTTTTTGAACTTCTTTTTCTTCCTGTTTAGCAGATAGCAACGTGTCCCATGTTAGAGGTCCTATTGATCCGTCAGGCATTAGTTCATGTGCTCTCTGAAATCTTATAGTTGCCACTCTTGTCTTGCGCCCAAATTTTCCATCAGGCACTCCACAATCGTAACCTCTGTCAGCAAGCTTACGTTGTGCAACCTCAACTGCCTTACCTTTAGATCGATAAACCCTCAAAGGTTTCTTAGCTACCTCTTCTCTGAGTCCATTAAGAAATTCTATGATTGCCCCAAAGTCAACTTTAGGCACTGGAGGATTATCAAATCCTGGGGTAGGGAACCAATCGTTTGCATCTCTTGGTTGATGATGCCACCACTCACCTCTGACCGTAGCGCATAAACCATAAGCTTTTGCAAGCTCATTAGCTCTGTGTGTTGTTAGCTTCTTGTTGGTTATTCGGAAGTCCACAGCATACCCATACCCATCTGGTTGCTGTTGGTGAAATGACCCATAGAAGAATCCGTCTGGTCTTTTCCAGTCTGGGTTGGCGGCGAGATTGAATCCCTTCTTGCCTGCCTTGTACCCATCGTAGAGTCTTTTCTGATCTGCATAAGATCTAACACCAGAGCATATAACCATACGACCTTGTATCTCTGGGTGTCTGAAAAGTGCAGTGAGTCTATGTTTAAGTATCGGGTGCAAAAGGTCTAGTTGAACTCTTTTATCACTTACTGGGAATCCTTCTTGAGTTGGCATACGCATCAGCTTATCTCAAATAGATCCACGCATCATTCTTTGATTAAAGCATCTACTATCAAAACTTACCCACTATGAATTTGATATAAAAAAAAATTGACAATCTTCTGTCAAAAACAAAAAAAAGCCCACCAACGGCGAACGGTCGGAGGAGGAACTGCGACCGCAGGCGGTTGGTGGGCTTGGCAGGTTATCCCTGCCGAAGTAACACAACAAATGTTGCATTACTCATTAGAAAACTTTTCAACGACTCTATCTTGAACCCCATCACCAGAACAGACTATCACCGTACTTGGTGCTAACGCTCGTTCTAGTTCGAGATGTAGATCATGGGCAAAATAGGAAACTATCCTTCTGACCGTTTCTGTGTCTTCGTCCTGCTTGACTCTGATAGTTAATATCAGATCATCATG